GCGCCACCAGCCAAGCCAGAACCAGCAACTATAGTAGACCCAGCACCTTTTCTTTTACGGGCTTTCTTAACGGCTTCTTCAGACAATGCTGCTGCGCGTTGCGTATCTTCTTCACCCGCCTGGGCTGGTGGTGGAGGTGGCGGTGGTGCGGGTGGCATATAAACTTTTGGCTTGAGGAATGACATTATGCAGCACCTCCTGTTGGGGATTTAGAACTAGGCTTTGCATAAGCTACGCCATAACCTTCCATGATTGTGCCAGCACCACCAGACCTTTTGCCAGCAGAACGGCGGCGTTCTTTAGATGCCAGGATTGTATCATCAGGCACAACCTCTGGCGTTACTTCTGGAGTGACCGCTGGCTCAGGTGGTGGCATGCCATCCAACATAGCACGGCGTTCTTCTTTATTCGTACCCATTACAACGTCAAAAGTTTCAGCAGCAATTTTTTTGGTTGGCTTCTCAATAACCTCCTCAAAAACCTCTGCCCCTAATTTTCTGCCAGCCTTAACAATCTTATTAACTGGTTTTCTAATAACTCTTGGAACGAACCTTGGTAGTCCACCACCCATAACAATCTCCTAATTCCACTTGTGAAAGCCTAGTTTTTGCGTCTCAGTGCGCAGCCAGTACGCATTTTTATACCCTTTATTAGATAACATACTTTTTAAGTTTCGGAAACCTATAGCTATGTTTCTCTTGCCGCCTATTGCAATAAAGTCAACTATCCACGGAACTGTGCCGCCACCATCATAACCTTCCATTGGAAACTCTAAGCTGTCAGTATACTCAACAATCTGTCCATAATTAGGAAACGCCCAGGTCGCAAAACATATTGGCATGTCAGAATTATCCCTTAGAACCATGTACTGACCAAGTGTCATCGGCGGTCTAATGCAGCGTTCAACTTCTTCAACGCCCCACCAGCCGTGGTAATCACTCCAATCAAGCAGATACTTGATAGCTTCTACATCTATAGACTTGCTCATAACGTGAATGGGTTATACTCCATCTGGGCTATTTGCTGCGGAGGTTTCGTAAAGTTACTTCTATTTTCGAGACCCACAGCGAGATACCGAAACGCATCTGCCGCATGTGACGTAAAATCATGCAACGGATGGTCTCTAAAAACTTTTCTACGTTCATCGAACTCTTGCCTGTACTGTTTTAAATAACCAACGCCTTCACCACACTTATCCTTATCAAAGTGGCATTTAGGTATCAACATCCTTGCTGCGTTAATACCATCAGCTATCTTCATCTTAGGTATTACCCTAAACCTAATACCAAGGCTATAGGCTGTCTCTAACCTGGACTTGCCACTACCCAACTCCCTGACCTCAATGTCATGCGGCGCTAAATGGTCGCCATAAATGTATTCCTTCTTATTAAGAATATCCGCATAATGCTGTAGGCCAACACCGCTACTCTCGTAATAATCAATAATATTAACCGCGCCGCCACGGAAAATCTGGGCGAACCAGATAGCTGTGGAATCGTTTATCCCCAAATCCCAAGCAGTATGCACAGGGTACATAGGGTCATAAGGAACTCTAGTAATACGTCCATCATCATCAGCAGCATCCAACAACTTGCCGTAGTAAGCGCCAATAATAGCAGCAGTAAACGAACACTCGTATTCCTGTTCATACTGTTCGGGTGTCATCTGCGTCCTAGCAGCGTCTAACTCCTCATCCTTAACCAGCCCACTCTCACTAGCCCGTACTATTTTATAATACCATTGTTCATTACCTTCTTCTGCCTGGTCTTTGGCAGTCTCAAATAAATCATAAAAGTGATTATGCCCTGCTGGTGTACCTAGAAATATAGCCGCACCCTCTCTGTCAGATAGTGCTGGCCTCACAACCTCCCCCCATACCCTTGGGTTCTGCATACCAAACTCATCGAACGCACACATATCTAAATAGATACCACGCAAACTATCTGGGTTCTCAGCAGATAACAGCATCAACCTACCGCCATTAGGGAAGTCCACACGCAGTTCTGTCTCATTAAAAGAAACACCTGGTATTACACCCGCATAGAACTTCACATAATCCCAAGCAATCCTCTTGGCCTGTGTAAACGTAGGGGCTACAAACGCCACCCTTGGCCTTGGTAACTCGCAAGTAAGCGCCTTCTTAATAAGTTCATTAACAGCCCACACGGTCTTGCCAAAGCGTCTGTGCATTACCAGCACGTTCCACCGCTTTAAACTATTGTGCATCTCTGCCTGTAAGGGCCGAGGCTTATAAGGTATCTTAACTGCTTGTGCCACTGTCAGTCTCCCACAATATCCTAACTGTACCATCACTGACCTCTACGCCAGCACGGTTCTTAGCTTCCCCAAACTTCTCAGGCAATACCTTACCTACCTTCCACCGTACATGATGCGCATAGTCTCGCAATACATTAGGGTTGTAATCCTTCCTACCATGCAACGCATCACCATACAAAGTGTCTAACTCCTCTAAAGCCTTCTCCGCACTGTACTGCTGTGCTTCCTTAACAGCCGCTGCAAACTCCTCATCCCTCTTGCAACGCTGGTAGAACGCAGTCCTGGACACGCCAGTGGCCTCGCATACGTCAACAATGCTATGCCCGTCTGCAATGCTGGATATGATTATGTCTGTGCGCTGTCTGGTAAGCTTGGTCATGGTTACTCCTGTGTGTGTGCTGGATAGTAGTATTTAACATATATAAAGCAGGCCGCGCCGTGTCGGGTGTGCCGCCTTTCAAAACATGCCCCCTATGCCTTGCGCTGCCGAAACAATGCAGTGTGGCTTTGTTGCAACAGTGTGTGACATATTTGCCACACCTAGTTTTGTGTGATAGGCTCGCGGCGATTGCATTGCAGCGCGTCTGGTCTTGTGTGTTGTGCGTGTATGCAAATGTAAAACAAACCCCATTCAAAACAAAATCCCAACAATTCCAACACCTACCAAACACAAGCCACAGTAAGGGTTTGCCAGCCATGTGTAAACTTTTTTTATAATTAGCTATTGCAATGCGCGATTAATGCGCTTATCTACAATGTAACGCAACAAACCTTGGAGGGTTTCACAATGACTAAGCAAAACGATTTAAGCATGTATACCATTTGGATTGCCGATGGCGAAGTTGCCAAACGAAACGGTGACTGGGACAAATACAACGAACATTGCTGGTTAGCAGAACGATGCGCAAACAGGCTTGGCCTTGATGCACCAGCGTGGGTTTCTATGGCCGCGGCAAACCATGTCGCAAAAACAAAGGCAGCAGCTTAACAGCTGCCGCCCAAACCTTGGAGGGTTAAACAATGACTGACAATATTATCTTTGCATTACTCGCAATCGTTTTCATCGTTGCATCTGTTCTTGAAGCTTTAACAGGCTTCCCAAATGGAATCTATATCGCAACATTACTTGGTGGCGTTGGCATTGGTTGCCTTTATGCGCCGCTTATATTGGAGGGTTAATCATGTCATATCAAACCAAATACAACACGCAGCCGCTTTTCTTTGTTAGTTATCGCGGCACGCGCAACGGCGCATACATTCGCGCAGACAATCACACGATTGCCAAACTTAACTTTGCAAGAGGCGAAGGGCTGGCAAGCACAACCTATCTACAATCAAAGCGCGTTAGCAGCTATTAAACCTTGGAGGGTTAAACAATGACTAAAGTTTCTAACATGACCAGCAGCAACGGCAACAAGGTTGCCAATCAATTCATCGTCTTTGAGTCGGAAGCAACATATTTCCAATCATACCAGACAGTGATTGCTAAAACCTGTTTTGAAGATGGCGAACGCAAGATTTTTCTGGATGCCGATAGCTGGGATTATTCAGTCACTACCAGCAAATACCGCAATCAGTTTCTGGGCATTGATACAAAGGAAACAAAGCGCCGTATCAAAGCCGGTGAAATCCAGCTAATCAATCTTAATTAGGAGGGCAACCAATGTTAAAGACTCACAACATCAATGCCGACAAATATCTGTCAATCAATGCTTGGCTGGCTGCACGTTATGCCAGAACAGACAAAAACGGACGCC